CTAAAATCGATGTAATGACTTTAGCAAATTTGATCAATCAAATGCAAATAGCTGAACATGCAATTACAACATTAATGAGAACCATAGATTCAGGAGAATTTACTCCTCGGATGTTTGAAGTTCTTGGCGGCTTACAAAAAACCATGTTGGATATTATGAAGCATCAAACTCTTCATATGATGGCAGCCGAGGAGAATATGAAAAAACTTAAAAGGGATATCGATATTTACTCTGATACAAAACCTATTGACGTAACAGAAGTTAAATCTGGTATTGTTAATAGAGGGACTCGTAATCTAATGAAAGAAATACAAGCAGAATTAGGTAACGAGGAAGAACAAACGGAAGAAACCGATTTTGATTCAGATGAACAAACGGGACTTTAATGAAAGGGTTCATCAAGATTGGAAGGATGAACTAGGACACGATGATGAAATAAACGATAGAGAACTATATGAGCAAAAGATATTTGATGGATCAAAAAGGGAAGCTGATTCCAATCAAAGTAGAAGAAAAGAAGGAAGAGAACAAAAATTTACCGAAAGGAAGTGGAGTAGGAAGTGGATCTGGTTATGTAAATCTTTCAAGAAGGGAAAGACATAAATTAGAGTTAGAGAATAAAAAAACTGAACAGGACGAAAATCTATTAAGTAAAAAAATAAAAAACTTCGAGGATATTGAAAGTTTTAGCGTCATAATTCCCGCATACAAATGTAAAAAATTCATCGAAGATTGCGTAAAATCTATAATAGAAAACCAATTTAGTGTTAAAAACTATGAAATATTGATAGGTATCGATAAATGTAGAGAAACTTACGAATTCATAAAAAATAATGAATTGATAAAATCTAATTGTAAGATTTTTTACTTCCACGAAAATGTTGGACCTTATATAATTAGGAATACACTGGCACAAAAATCGAAATATGATAATATCATTTTCTTTGATGCTGACGATATAATGATAGAAGGACAAATTGAAAAAACTCTAATCAATTTGAATTATGATGATATTGTTAGGTGGAAATTTTTTGATTTTGAAAATTCTACAGAAATATCAAGAAAAAATTATATGCATGCTCAAGGTGCTTTTGCTATTAAAAAGAAACCTTTTTTGGAGCTTAGAGGTTTTATACCATGGAAAATTTCTGCTGATTGGGAGTTTAATTTGAGATCAGAATTCTATAAAAAAACTACAAATCTTTCTGATATCCATTTCTTTCGTAGGGTTCATGAAGAAAATCTTACTAGAAGGAAAGACACAGGAATGAAGAGTCCAGAAAGAATTAGAATTAACGAAATAATAACAGAAAAAAAGCAAAAAGGAAATTTCCCTAATCCTGAAAAATTACATATTGGATTTCCTACAGAAATTGATTTCTCTTTCGATATAAACGAATACTTTGATAAAATATGGTGTCTAAATTTGGACAGAAGACCGGATAAATTCGAAAAAATATCTGAAAGATTTAATAGACTAAACATAAAAACAGAAAGATTTCCTGCTATTGACGGAAAAGATCTAAATATCGAAGATTTCGATTTAACCAAATACCAAACCGCAAATAAAAATGGAATTGTATATGAAATTGCTTGCTGTAAGAGTCATTCAGAGATAATAAAAAAATCTAAAGAATTAGGATCGAAAAGAATTATTGTTTTCGAAGATGATGTTTTATTTTCCGATGAATTTGATATTTACATACAAAGAATAAATAAAATAGAGGATTGGAAGGTTTTCTATTTAGGATCCTCCCAATATGATTGGAGAGTGGAAATGTATGAGGAGAATTTCTTTTTTGCTAAAAAAACAGATGGATTTTTTGCTTATTGTTTAGATGAATCTGTTTTTGATGAATGCATAGAGATCTTAAATAGATTTGAACAACCTGCAGACACTTCAATTACAAAAATACAAGAAAACCATTACGGTAAATGTTTTTCTTTTTATCCTTCTATATGTTGTGCTGATGTTTCAAGTTCGGATATCCGAGGAGAAAGAAATCAAACAGAACATTCAAAAAGAATGAGATGGACACTAAATTACGAATAATATGTTCAAAGTTAAAGAATATAAAGAAGAAAAAGACAATCGAGTAATATGGACAACAGCAAAAGTTGAAAAACTTCTTGTTGCAATGGAAGAAGGATATAGCACAACGGATCATCCCTTTTTCGAAGGAAATCCTGATTACAAAGCCGGTAATATCGTATTCGAATATACTGACTGGGAAATGGAAGAATTAAAGCTTTGTGCTAGGGATATTGTTCATTTTGCTAATCATTATTGTCAAGTAATGACTGATGAAGGTTATATGAAGATCAAGCTTCGTCCTTACCAAGAACGAGTTCTAAGATCATACCAAGACAATCGATGGAATATCTTCTTAGCTCCAAGACAAATCGGTAAAACTATCACATCCTCCATATTTTTGACTTGGTTTCTCTTATTCCACTTCGATAAAAACGTTCTTCTTATGTCGAATAAAGGAGCTACAACAAAAGAGATTATGGATAAAATCAAAGCTATTGTTGAAGGTCTTCCTTTCTTCCTAAAGCCCGGAGTTCTTAAGAAAGACGTTATGTCAATGATGTTTGATAACAAATGTCGAATAATTGGACAAAACACTACAAAAACTGGTGGTATTGGTTTTACTATACATCTCTTATTCTTGGATGAGTTTGCTCATATTATGGAAAGTATTAAAAGACCTTTCTATGAAAACGTTTATCCTACTCTTTCATCATCAAAAATATCGAGAGTAATTATTACAAGTACACCTAATGGGTATGATCTATTCCATGATTTATATGAAGCGGCTATAAACGGTTTGAATGAATATACTGCAATCAGAGTGGATTGGTGGGATGTTCCAGGAAGAGATGAAGCTTGGAAAGCCAGAGAAATAGCGAATCTAGGGTCAGAAGAAGCGTTTAATCAACAATATGGATGTCAATTCCTTTCATCATCTTCATTGCTACTTTCTTCAGAAGAATTACTCAAATTAAAACAGAATGAAAGGGAATTTGAATTTAGAGAAATTGATCCCCTTGATGATTTATGTATCGATTACTCAACATTGAAATGGGATCCTGAATTTGATGTTGATGAAATAGAAAATCCAGAAAACTTCTTTATGATGACAATAGATTTATCCGAAGGAGTTGGTCGAGATTTTACTGTTTTCAATATCTTCAAAATTGTAGGAATAGACAAAATAGATATGCAATCAATTAAGTCTCCTAGTTCAATTGCAGATTTTTTTGGAATAGAGCAGATTGGAATTTTTCGATCAAATTTGCACTCAATAGAAGATTCTTCTAAAATCCTTTATGCTCTTTGTGTTAATTTCTTCAATCAAGAAAATCTTCGATTGGTTATAGAATACAATACTTATGGATCTGACCTGATTAAAAATCTAGTTACACTCTATCCTGCTTCTAATGATTTCGATGAGGAAACTATCGTAAGATACTATCATCGAATAGGAGCAAAAACAAAGAATTTTGGGTTACGTATCCAAAAAGATTCAAAGAAACTTTATTGCGAAAAAGCAAAAAAACTAATATCCGAAGGGAGAATAAAAATCAAAGAGAAAAAATCTATACAAGAGGCAGAACTTTTTTCAAGAAATCCAAATGGAAGCTATTCAGCTCAAGCCGGCAATGATGATATTATGATGACTGTAGTTAACAGTTCCTCATTTTTTGATACTCTCGATTTTATGGAAATTATCGAGGAGTATTATGACTTTTTAGATCGAGAAAGGCAGAAAGAAATGGAAGACATATTGGATTTTGATGAAAAGGGGGATGATTCTATCTTCGATTTCTTCTAAAACATTTTATTTGAACTGAGATATATACAGTAAAAAAATAGTATATTAAAATGGCACTTTCACCAAGTTTACAACAATTCAAATCTTCAGGTGTTTATCGTCTAGAGTTTGACAAGAGCCAAATTATCAATATCCCTGCTGAGACTATTCGTCTTGTCATTGGATTTTCAAAGAAAGGACCTTTCAATACTCCTGTCTTTGTTCAAGATTCAACGTTCTTTAGAACGGTTTTTGGAGATATTGATTCTACTCTAGAGAGAAAAGGATCATTCTTCCATAGAACGGTTCTAACATGTCTTAACAGAGGTCCTGTTATTGTTTTGAATTTACTTAAATTGACAGATGCTGATACAAGTCAATTCCAGACTGTTTCTACTTCTGCTACAATGTTAAATAATTCTCCTATAACTGCTCCTGTTAAAGAATACTTTAACACCGACAAATTTTGGTTTACCGATCCACGTACTCTAGTTGAGTATGCAAATCAGCAACAGCCTGGAAATGACGGGAACCAAGGAGAAAAAAAGCTTCTTAATTTAGCAAACGTAGGAAGAAAAACTTTATCGGTTGTTACAAAAAAATCGGAAGTATTAGGATTCGATATTCTTGCTAAGGATTGGTTCCAAGTTGGACAAATTCCTGAGTATATGAATGAAAATGACTATATTAGTGATTATATGATTGACTTGATCGTTATCGAAGGAGATTTTTCTAACTATCAAGCACTATCTATTGATCCAATTTTTGGACCTTATTTTACAACAACAGGTCTTAAAAAGACTTATGTTGATCAATTTGGATTCGAAAGAGATGGTTTAACTTCTTTCCTTGCATTAGATAATGTTAATGTATTAGGAGTTTACACTGGTGCTCTTGCTCCAGAATTCCAATCAAAAAATGGTGAAAACTTATACATTCAAGACTTAGTTAACCTTGAAACTTCTAAAACAGGTCTTCTTTTAGGATTCGATAATGAATTCCTTGATGATGAACCTCTTAAGGTTTCAGGAGATTTTGTTGATCTTATAGGTCATACAATTGAATCTGAATCACCTACAGTAATTGACTTCTTGTCTTATTATGGACCAGTTGCTGAAAGCTTAACTTATGCAAACGAAAGTGGTGTAAGTACATTTGTTATTGCAGCTACTGCGGGTCAAACAGGTGCTAATGTTTTAGTACAAAAATCAACTGCTCTAACAACCGGAGCTACAGCGGTTCAACCGGAATTCTTTGATACAATGGTTATCTATGGTCCTTCTGCTACAGCTGTAACTAACGGAGATTTCTCTTCTGCTTTTGCAACTTATGCGGATTTCGCAGCATTTGCATCTACAGTTCAAAATGGTAATGTTTTTGTTCAAGCACAAGCAAATTACTCTACTTCGACTGTTAACTATACAAAAGTAATCGATGTTAATGCTAACTTTGGAGATCAAATTTTAACAATTAAAACATCATTGACTGTGGGAGCCGGAGTTACAGGTCCTACTTCTGCTTCTGTAAGTTATCTTACAATTGCTAATGGAGCTTCAGCTGTTACTCCATCTGGAGGAACTGCTAATGTTTATGTTAATCTTGTAGATCAAATGACAAGTAACGGAACTGATATTTATGCTCTTGCTAATTCGACACTTTATCAATCTAATTTGAATGGTATTGTAATTGATGGTGATAGAGTATTACTCGGAGCAACAGCTTATGGATGGGCTACTTTTGACAGATTAGATACTAATTTAATTGGTACTCTTCCTTCATTAGGATTTAATCCAGGTCCTTCACCGGTACTTTCACATTCAGTTAATTACATAACTGTTAATGCATGGTTAAATGAAGATTTTACTGGTGCTACTTCAATCGGATTTACAGCAGGTAATTACACATTTACTTCACTAGTTGGAAGTATTAACGAATCTCTTCCTTTATGGAATGGTGTTACATATACAAATCCAACAACAACAGTTTGGTTAGATAACAGTGCTTCAGGACCTTTCGGTCTCGGTGGATTTACAGGAAAAATCAAAAAAGGACAATTCCTAGTAATGAATCATGGTGGAACAGGAACTCCTACCACAATTGATCCAAATACTGGAAAATCGAGATTGACTAAGATTATTTCTGTTCAAGAAGTAAGCAATCCACTTGATGTTAATTACCAAAAAATTAAAGTAACTACAAATCAACCAATCTTCATTACAGCAAGTAATGAAATTGAAAGATATAAATCAGTAGAAAACTTTGCTACTCATTATAGATTCCATACACTTTCTGGATATACATTGACTGCTGATATGATGCCAAACGGTACTCTTGATCGTCAAAATGAAATCCTTGATGTAATGTATGATACAGGAATTTACAATGCATTGATTGACAGAGAGGTAATTACTTATCGATATATTGTTGATACATTTGAAGGTGGAATTGAGCCTGCTTCTAAAGTTCGTCTTTCTAGACTTGCAAAAGCTCAACAATCTTCATTAGCTATCTTGAATATGCCTTCTGTTAAACAATTCAGAGACAGCACAAATCCTTTATTCAAATTTGATTCTACATCATCTTTTGAAGCAAGATATATTGCTGACGGAGGAAACTTAGATCTTAACCCATCTAATATATTCTCCCTTCCTGGAATCGCTGATGGAGCTAACTACTGTGCATTCTACGGTCCAAACTTGAACATCAGAGAAAATGGTACTAACAAATCAATTCCTCCTGCTGCTCATATTTCTAATTTGTATATCGATAAATACAATTTGGCTCTTCCATATTCAATTGTTGCTGGTCCTCGTAGAGGAGTTGTAACAGGTGAAGGTCTTGTTGGAGTTGAATATGCATTTGATCGTACAGACTTAGATGCAATTGAACCATTTGGATATAATGCAATTCTTAACAAACGAGGATTCGGACTTGTAATCAATGCTAACCAAACAGCACAACAAACTGTTAAGTCAGCACTTTCACAAATCCACGTTCGTGAGTTATTAATTTATATTCAAGACGGAATCGAAGCTATTCTTAAAAATTACCGTTGGGAATTCAATACTGCTCAAAATCGTTTAGAAATTAAAACTTTGGCAGATAACTTCTTAACTCAGATTCTTTCTGATGGTGGAGTTTATGATTTCCAAAACGTAATGGATAGCTCAAATAATACTCCTGAAATTATTGATTCTAATATCGGTATCCTTGATACTTATGTTGAACCAGTAAGAGGTATGGGAATCTTGATTCACAGAACTACAATTCTAAGAACAGGAGCTATCGCTACAGGAAACTTCATTTAATAAACTAATTCAATAAGAGGAGATCTTCGGATCTCCTCGATTGATCTTAGATAAATAAAAAAATAAAACTATGAAACTTACAAGAGAACAAGTACTAGGAATTGTACGACACACTTTGACTTTCGTTGGTGGTATCGTAATTGCAAAAGGTATTGCAGACGAAGCCGTTGTTACGGAAATCGTTGGTGGTGTTGTTGCATTAGTTGGTGCTATTTGGTCAATAGTAACTAAAAACAAATAAATAAAAACATGGCAGGTTTATCACATTTCTTAAACAGTAAGGCGGCTACTAAATACTACGAACCGTTTTACCAAAACTTATTCGAGGTAACGATATTACCACCAGCTTCTGTTTCAGGTGGTGAACTACTTATTGAGCATGTTAACAAAATAGGTGGTTTAGTTCAAGATAAAGGTTCAGAAGTTGTTGAACAAAAATACAAATGGGCAACTCGTTCATATGCATCTGGTGTTCCTACTGGTACAACAGTTGATTTGACAATTGATTTCTCATTAAACTTGAATGATGCTAACGAACTTTATGTTTACAAAACAATTCGTGATTGGTTCCGTATTGTATGGAATCCACTTACAGGTGAACAAGGTTTGAAAAAAGATTATGTTGGAACAATTATTGTTACTAACTTTAATCGTAAAGGAGACATTTTCTGGCAAAGAACATTCCACGATGTAATACCAAAAGGTGATCTTGCTGAATTAGCTCTTGACTACGGTGGTGGTGAAAAGGTTGATATGGCTGGTGTTGCTTGGAGAGCTGACTGGTGGGAAGAAAACATCGTTTAATTATGTAGCCCTGAGTTCGGGAAAATTAGGACTCACACTATACAAAGAAGCAGAGGAGTTCGAAAGGACTCCTTTTTTCTATTGACTGAGATAAATAAAGAAAACAAAAAATTAAAATAACCCATGGAAGAAATTAAAACATTTGAAAATTTTCTTAATGAAAGCTATAATGAGGCTTATTTAGAAACTCTTAACGAAGAGATTGATGCAATGCTTTTTGAAGCTGCACCTCGTAGAAAATTTGCTGAAATTCAAAAAGATGCAGAAATGAAATTAAAAGAACAGTTAGAGAAATATACAGAGATGATTAAATCTAAGCCAGAAAAGGCTGATGTATATAAAGCTCAAATTGATCTAGTTAACGCTAAAATGATGGTTCTTCAAGCAAAAGAACGCCTAGAAATGGTAAAAGCAAAAGCATAAACATGAAAAATTTATTAAATTTTGACGAATTTGTTAACGAATCTTTATTAAATGAAAGAAGGATGGATCGAGACGAATTTGCTATTCTTTCTATAGGTACATTAAAAACTAAAACAGGAAAATCAAAGTTCTTTAATGTATATGATGAATGGGCAGGACAAGATAAAACTGTTGAGGTTTATAGAGAATCTCATCCTACACAAGGAATGATAAAACTTGTAATAACTGCAGGAACTTCACCGATAAGAAATAAAAACGGAAAGGATCCAGTTGAAGGAGATGTTCGACCTTTTGCTAACGATCAAACAGGAAGACCTATGTTTGTTGGAAAATACCTAGGATCCATTCAATTGAAAGATCTTAAATCAACAGATTTTTTTAGCAAATTAGGAATGAATTCAGATTCATTCGGAGCTTATGTTTACAAATAAAAAATTGGCTTAGGACCAGTTATTGCTTCGGCAATAGAAACCTCAGTGATTCGCTATCGGCTGAGGTTTCGTTTTTGAATTAAAATACACATCTTACATATAAATAATAACAAGTAGGATTGCTTTAGATGATCCTAGATGTATCAAGAGGACACTTAATCTATTAAAGTTGGATATCTTTACTAAATAAATTGAATGAAACCCGGGTCATCAAGGGATCATATAACCATTAATGGTTGTTTAGGTAGAAAGGAAACAGTTATAGATGATACCTCCCATTGAAGTAAAGATTAGAGTATGAAGCCAAGACAAGGATTAAGATTCCTCCATTCACTAAATACAAGATCCATGAAAGATGGAGATATCCTTAAATGGATAGAAAAGAGAAGGAATGCTGTTAATTACAAAATCCGTAAAATCGATATAAGGAAACTGAAAGGTTGGACTTTTGATGAAAATGAAATTCGACATGATTCAGGTAAATTTTTTCAAATCAAATTCTTAAGATGTGAATTAAATGGTGAAAAATGGGATCAACCTATAATCAACCAACCAGAAATTGGTATATTAGGATTCATTACTAAAGAGATAAATGGAGTTTTACACTTCTTGGTTCAAGCAAAAATCGAACCAGGAAACATAAATATAGTTCAATTATCTCCAACTGTTCAATCAACAAAATCAAACTTCACAAAAGTTCATGGGGGTGCTTTAACTCCTTTTGTTGATTATTTCCTAGATGGAAATTCTATCATATTGGTGGATCAATTACAATCGGAACAAGGAAGTAGATTTAATCAAAAAAGGAATCGTAACATCATAATTGAAACAAATGAAGATCTTAAGCATGAAAACTATATATGGCTAACATTAGGGGATTTAGTTTCTATGACTAAATATGCTAACACTGTAAATATGGACAGTAGAACAATTATTAGCTGTATTCACTTTGGATCTTATGACTTTGAAAATTATGAAATAGCCTATTATATGGGATTGAATAATCAATCTCCGTGGTTAGATTCAATTATACGTAGAGATGTTTATCAACATTCCATTCCAGAAATCCTTTCAAAAATAACAGAATTCAAATTTCGTAGAGAATTCAGTAGAGAAATAATTACTCTAGATCAATGTCAAGATTGGTCATATACGGATGGAATGATTAGACATAAAGATGAAAAATACTTCGACATAGTCGGTTACAATATCTTCATTGAAAACAGAGAATCATCAGAATGGACACAACCTATGGTAAGACCTTCAGATGAAGGAATATGTTGTTTTTTTGCTAAAAAAATTGATGGAGTTTATCATCTTCTTGTTCAATTCAAAGATGAAATCGGTTCATTCGATGGAGTTGAAATGGCACCAACTATACAAGCATCAGGAGAAAATTTAAGAAGCTCGATTCACTACGATACATATAAAAAATTAATAAAAACTGATAAAGTCTTAATGAACATAATGCAATCGGAAGAAGGTGGTAGATTCTATAAAGAACAAAATCGTAATATCATTATTGATGTTACAGATGAAGAGGTAACAGAAAATTGCAATTATTTTTGGATGACTGTTCATCAAATTAAAACTTTCTTACAATACAACAATTATGTTAATATACAGACTAGATCGATAATATCATCTTTACCATTATGAAAATAGGCATACTAAACTGTTCCGATATAGCAAAACGTAGAATGATTCCTGCAATGAAATCGGTTGAAGGAATAAACATAACTATCGTATGTAGCCGAGACATTAAAAAAGCAAGGGAATTTGCTAAAGAATTTGGAATTCCTCAATATACAGACGATCCAGATAGCATTAAAAATGTAGATGCTGTTTATATTTCATCTCCACCATCTGAACATTTCTTTCATGTAATGAAGTTTTTAGATAGAGGAATTAATGTTCTTTGTGAAAAATCACTAACAACATCAGATTCGCATACAGAAACAATAATCAAAGAAGCTGATAGGAATGGACTAATAGTTCAAGAAAATTATGGATTCATTTTTCATGATCAATGGAAATGGATAACAAAAACACTTCCTGAATTAGGTGATATACTTTCTATAAATGCTGGATTCGAATTTCCTCCAAGGGACAAATCAACGGATTTCAGATACAACAAAGAACTTGGTGGAGGTGCACTATTAGATGCCGGAGGTTATCCTATTAAAGCTGCTTCTATGCTTATGAAAAAAATCAATTTAGGAGAAATTTCAGGTTCACACAGACTTTCAGCAGAAGTTGAAGTAGATGTTTCTGGTAATGTTTATTTCCTCGATGAAAATGGAACAGCTGCTTATTTGACTTGGTCATTTGAATCTCCTTACAAATGCGAAATGGAAATTACAGGAAATAGAGGAAAAATAAAATCAAGAAAAATCTTTACTCCTAGACCTGATGAAACTGTTATAGTTGAAAGGACAGATGAATTCGGTAAAATAGTTGAAACTAAAGAATTCAAAACGGATCATTTTGTTGAATTGATAAAAGACTTCAAACGTAGAATTGATGAGAAAGATAATTCTCATCATAAAGAAATACTAAAACAATCAAATTGGCAATCATATGCAAAAACTACTAGTTTCAGAACCATCGTTAACTAATTTCGAAGAATTTACTCAGCTTGCAAAAGAAGTTTGGGAATCAGGTATATTAACACACAATGGACCTAAGGTTCAACAATTAGAAAATGAGCTTAAAGAAAAATGGTCAATACCACATCTTTCACTCGTAACAAATGGAACAATTGCTCTTGAAATTGCTATTAGAGCTCTTAATTTACCGAAAGGTTCAAGAATAATCACAACACCTTTTACTTGGATAGCAACTGCTTCATCTATAGTTTGGCAACAACATACACCAATTTTTATTGATATTGATCCTAATACACTTAATATCGATCCTATTAAAGTTGATGAATTCTTGAAGAATCGATTTACGATGTATCCTTCAGGATATCAACAATATGATGTTTCGGCAATTCTTGCAGTTCATGTTTTTTCGAACCCTTGTGATGTAAAAGCTCTCGATATTATAGCTGAAAAATACAAATTGAAAATTATCTATGATGGTGCACATGCAGTAAATGTTCATTATGAAGGTAAGGATCTTTCTCAATGGGGCCATATAACAACACATTCATATCATGCAACTAAGCTTTACAATTCAGGTGAAGGAGGTTCAATAATTACAACAGATCCTGAACTTGCAAAAAGAATCGAAAGACTTCGTTTCTTTGGGCATGATGAAAACAAAGACATTGTACACGAAGGAACAAATGGAAAAATGCATGAAATTTCTGCTTGTATAGGGTTAGCAAATCTTAAAATGATGGATAAATCTCAAGAACACAGAAAGGATCTTCAAACACAATACAAAAAACTTCTTGATGGATTGTCTGTTCGTTATCAAAGACATTCTGAATACAGTTACAATTACTCGTATTTCCCTGTTATATTTGAATCGGAAGAAATCGTTTTAGGTGTTATGAAGGCACTAGAAGAAATTGATGTAATAGCTCGTCGATATTTTTATCCTTCAGTAAATGAATTCAAAATCTTCAATCCTCAAGAATGTCCTATAAGTGAAGATATTTCAAGAAGGGTTATTTGTTTACCTTGTCACGATCGAGTAAAAGAAACTGATGTAAATCGTATTGTTTGGAAAATCCGTGATTACCTAGAAAATTGTTAATAAGTTTTTGAAAAAAAGTTGACTAGAATTTTTTTCTTTGGAAAATTGTGATTATATTTACTATATAATTAATTAAACAATAACCAAATGAAAGTAACTTATTTCAATCGCCACGAAAACATGGATTCAGAAACTCGATTTATGATCCTTGATGTAATCAAAGAACTTTGCTATAAATGCGAAACAACAAACACTGCAAGAATAGAAAATTGGTTATATGGAACTTTCGATGGTTATGATTATTCTGAAATTGCAATCAAATCAAAAGATCTTGCAGATCTAACATTCGAAAACATTGAACTTGCTTGTAAGGTAACCGATATCTTTGCTATCATTGAAAAATATCCAAGAACATTAGATCCTAATAACAATCGATTTTAATCTCTTTTCGAAGAGTTCATATAATTAAAAAATCTTTTTAATGAGTGTAAAGGAAATTAGCAAAAAGTATCAGCTACTCGATGAAGTTGAACATGTTTTGAAACGTCCCGGTATGTATATCGGTTCAACAAAACCTCATCAATCTGCTGAATGGCTTCAAAACGAAGAAGGAAAATTCGTAAAAACTGACATTGAATACAATCCAGGATTTCTAAAACTATTTGATGAAATTGTTTCCAATTCAGTTGATGAATCGAAACGAAATCCTAATCTAAACCAAATTGAAGTTAAGATCTCCGATAAAGGGGAAATTTCAATTTGGGATAACGGTGGAATTCCTGTTATTATTCATGCTGAAGTCGGTATGTATATTCCAGAAATGATCTTTTCAAATCTTCGTGCCGGTTCAAACTTTGATGATAATGAAAGTCGTCAAGGTGCAGGAACAAATGGTGTTGGTTCAACACTTACAAATATCTTTTCAAACAAGTTTCGTATTCAAACATCAGATGGTAAAAATGAATTTGATCAAACTTTTGAAAATAACATGTCGAAAAAATCGACACCTAAAACAAAACCATCAGATAAAAATTACACACAAATAACTTATCAACCTGACTTAGAAAGATTTGGTATGGAATCAATTGATGAAACACATATCAAAATGCTACGTAAACGTATGGTTGATATTGCTGCTTGTAATCCAGGTCTTAAAGTAACCTTCAATAAAGAAAAATTCAAATTCCGTACATTCAAAGAATATGCTGATTTGTATACTGAAGGTACTCTTTATGAAAGATCCGAAAACTGGGAAATAGGAATTGCACCATCATCAAATGGTTATCAAACTATTTCTTATGTCAATTCAGTAGAAACAAAAGATGCTGGCACTCACGTCAATTTTATTCAAGGACAAATCGTTGATAAACTACGTCAAATGATTTGGAAAAAACATAAAGTTGATATTAAACCAAACGATATCAGAAATCACATGATGATATTTGTTAATTCAACAATCATCAATCCTGCATTCTCATCACAAACTAAAGAAAAACTGATTACCGAACCTAAAGATTTTGGTTCAACTCATGTTGTTACAGATAAATTAATCAAAACAGCATTTCAATCAGAAATAGTTGCTTCTATACTCGATTGGATTGATCGTAAAAAAGAAGCTGAAGAACGTGCTCAATTAAGAAAACTAAACAAAAACCTTTCAACTGCAAAAATTCTTAAACTGATTGATGCAAAATCTCGTGACAAAAGGGAATTATGTACTTTAGGAATTTTTGAGGGTATGTCTGCCCTTTCAGCAGTTCGTAAATTTAGAGATGCACAAACATTCGGTGCTTTCCCATTGAAAGGAAAATTCTTAAATGTTTCTGAATTAAAAAACAGTCAAATTATCGGATCTGAAGAAGTTATTCACTTAATGGGTTCAATTGGTTTAAGACTTGGTGAAGAACCTGAAAATCTACGATATGGAAAAATTCTTATATACACTGATGCCGATCCAGATGGAGATGCTATTGCATCCTTACTCATTAATTTCTTCGATAAATTTTGGCCTGAACTATTTGATCAAAACAGAATTTACAAAGTCTTAACTCCGCTAGTTGTTGCTAAGAAAGGTAAGGAAATTTTGTATTTCTATTCAAACGATGAATACAGTCAATGGGAAACAAAACAGACAGATATCAAAAAATGGGATATTGAATATAAGAAAGGTCTTGCTTCTTTAGAAGATTATGAATATGAAGAAATCATAAAGAATCCAAGATTGGTAAGAATTAAAAATGACAAACTATATAGAGAATCACTAAAATCTTGGTTTGGTGGTGATTCTGCACCTAGAAAAGAAGCTTTACTTAAAAAATAAAATATGATTAGCGAAAAAGCAATTAAACAATCAACAGAAAAAACCGTAACAGAGTATTTGTATGATGAATATGCAGCTTATGGTATGTACACAATTGAAAACCGAGCAATACCATCTGTAATTGACGGATTCAAACCAACTCAACGTAAAATCATTTATGTTGCTAATAAGGTTTGGAAAAATGGTTCAGAAAAGCCTGTAAAAGTTTTTCAACTTGGTGGAAGAATAGCTGCTGATGCACATTATCATCATGGAGATGCTTCTCTAAATGCTGCAATTGTTGGTATGGCTCAATCATTTAAGAATTCACTTCCTCTACTTGACGAAATAGGTCAATTCGGTTCTTTAAGATCTCCTGAACCCGGTGCACCTCGATATATCAGTACTAAACTGAATGGTAATTTCCGACTACTTTACAAAGACTTTGAATTACTAGAAAAACAATTCGAGGAAGGTCAAGAAATCGAACCTAAATTTTTCTTACCAATCATTCCAACTGTTTTACTTAACGGTTCATCGGGAATTGCTGTTGGATTTGCAACTAATATCCTAAACAGAAATCCTTTAGATTTGATTGATGCTTGTTTGAAATCTCTTGAAGGTAAGAAATTTACAGAACCTCTTCCTTGGTGGAAAGATTTTAGCGGTCCAGTAAGTAAAGTTGATGGATCTGATTCTTCATTCCAAATAAATGGAGTTTTCAGAATTAAAGATACAACAACCGTAGAAATTTCTGAATTACCTCCATCAATGACTTATTTGAAGTATGAAAACTATCTGAATTCACTTGTTGAAGGGGGTCATATTCAAAACTATGATGATAACTGTACAAAAAACATCAATTATGTTCTGAAATTCTCTAGAGCACAATTACAAGAATGCACCAAAAAAGACAATCTACTTGCATACTTAAAACTTTCTGAAAAGGAATCAGAAAATATCACATGTCTCGATGAAAATGGTAAACTAATCATTTTCAATAATGTTATTGATCTGATCAACTACTTTGTTAAATTCAGATTAAGCTATTACGACAAACGTAAAGATTATTTGCTAAATGAATTGAAACGTAGAAATATCTACTTGTCAAATCGTGCTAAGTTTATTAAATTAATCATTGACGGTAAATTGAATTTGCGTAACAAACCAAAATCTGATGTAGTTCAAGAATTAGAAAAACTTAAATTTGAACAAATCGAAGGAAATTACGATTACCTATTGAATATGGCTATTCAATCTATGACAAAAGAAAGATATGAAGCTCTTCTTAAAGAAGTTCAAGAAAATACTGATGAATCAATTCGAATCTCTAAGATTGCTCCAATCGATATGTATAAATCTGATTTGAAAGAATTGAAGAAAAAACTTGAAACTTCGAAGTAGTAGATTCATAAAATTTGTATGGAAAGAAAAGATACTCTATCTGTAATGCAACCTTATGCATTCCCATATTTTGGGTATTTTTGTTTAATCAATTCGTCTGATCTTATAGTTTTTTATGATGATGTAAATTTCATAAAAGGAGGTTGGATAAATCGTAATCGAATACTCAATAATGGTCAACCTGAATTATTCAATGTTTTCTTAAGTGGTGCTTCATCATTCAAACAAATTAAGGACACTATGCTTCTTAATGATTCGAATAAAACTCAATTGACTCTAAACAAAATCAAATCAGCATATAAGAATGCACCGTTCTTTCAAAGAGCAAATCCTCATATTGAAAGAGTTTTTCTTGAAGAAACAGGTAGTATATCAGATTTTGCAATTCAAAGTATTAAAGCCGTTTATGATTATATCGGCTTAGAATTGAATTATGTTAAATCTTCCGAATCTTCACCTCATACCAAAGGTCTAAATCGAGTTGAAAGACTCGTAACAATGACCAAAGAATTCGGTTACAAAAACTACATCAATGTAATGGGCGGAAAAGACCTTTACAATAAAGAAGAATTTTCTCAATATGGAGTAAACCTCTACTTCAATAAACCTATCCTAACTCCTTACAATCAACAAAGCGAAGGAGATTTTCATCCTTACTTATCGATTATAGATGTAATGATGTTTTGCTCTCCTGGAGAAATTAGGAAGATGATCCTCAATTACGAAACAATATAAAATAAATAAAAGCTATGGCAAAATCAGAATTTAAGCAAATGGTGGATGAAATAAGCAACAAAACCATTGAATTTTTTAAGGAACATGGAGATAACCATGCAGGAGTTGGTTGGTTCAAACCAAACGGATATAACGAAAGATATGCTGCTCATTGTTCGGTTATTGATCAACCTGGAAGAGTTTTAGATTTCGGATGTGGTCTTGCAGGTCTATATGATTGGATGCAAAATCACAAATATGGAGCATGTCAATATGTTGGATTGGACAATTCTCCTGAATATCTAGAAGCATGTAAGAAAAAATATCCTCATTTAGAATTCTTAAATGGTGATATTCTTTCTGATGAAAATGCTTTTGGACAATTTGATTATATCATTATGTGTGGAATCTTTACTATGAAATTAGGTTACTCAAAAGAAATGATGTGGGACTATACAAAGAAGATGTTAAAAGCAGTTTGGGAAAAAACCAATAATGGAATTTCTTTCAATTGTACATCCCCTTTTGTTGATTGGGAAAGAGAAGATTTGTACCATTTACCATTCGACCAAATACTTAAGTTTGTAAATGATGAACTTTCTAGAGATTTCGAAGTAAAAGCTCATTACGGTGGAACATATGAATATACGGTAATAGTTAGGAAAGAAAGACAGAAAGTATCCTAGCAATCAAAAAGGGACATTCTAGGCAACTTTAATTCCCTTCATAATGATTATCTTATTATAGGAATATCATAATAAAATAATCTAGAATGCTGAGATAAATAAAATAAACAATGAACAATGAAGATTGCAAAGGACGAAAAAATACAAGTTCTCCTGTCTTCACAAGATCATCACAAACTAAAAAACATCATACTACAATACTCGATGGAAAAAGGTAAATTGATGACAACTTCCGCATATATTAGAGAACTTATTCTCTCACATATAAAGGAATACGAAGGAGAACAAGTTTCATTCGTTAATGAAACAGTAAAAGAAATAATAGCAAAAACAAAAACAGAAAACAACCATGAGTGAAGAAACAAACAATTTTGAAGACGCAGCTATGAGAGATCTCGAAAATCGAGAATTCACTGCATCAAAAGGGGAAATTTCCGAAGAGACAGTAAAACCTACTTCTCTTGGAAAAGCTTCAAGTTATGTTGATAGGGATAATGATGAACCAGCTTTATTGCCAGGTTATCATGAAATTTGGTCAACAAATTTCCCTTCAAAAGGACTTTTTTATCCAGAAAATGCAAGATTCTTTATTAGAGCTGCATCAGTTAAAGAGATTCGTCATTTCTCTACAATTAATGAACAAGATCCATTCTCAATTGACGAAGCATTAAATGAGATTTTGAAAGGATGTTTAATGATTAGATATCCAGGTAAACAAACAACATTTAAGGATCTTAGAGAAGAAGATCGTATTTATGTAATTATGACAATTCGTGAATTAACTTTTGTTAATGGCGAAAACAAAATTGGAGTTAAAAAGAATTGTGATGAATGTGGACATGAAAATGAATTCACAATCGGAAAAGATTCTTTTGATCCTACAATTTTGCCTGATACAATTATGAGATATTACGATGAAGAAACTCGTAAATTCGTAATTCAAACAAAATCTTCGGGAACTATCGAAATGGTTGCACCTTCAATTGGAGTTATGATGGAAATTTCAAAATATATCCGTCAGCAACAACAAGAAGGACGTAAATTAGATCAATCTTTCTTGAAAGTCCTTCCTTACCTAGTTTTGGATTGGAGAGGTTTGAATTCAGAAAAAATCAAAAATTTAGAAGTCGAATGTATGCAATGGTCAGATATTAAATATCAGACTATGAATAAATTGACTGAAATGGCTCGAGTTGGTGTTAAGGAAAAAATGCGTACTGAGTGCGAAAAATGTGGGACGGAGGTAACCACACCCATTAGCTTTCCCGGAGGCATCAAAAGTCTTTTCGTTATTTCAGATATCACTGGAGAACTTCTTTAAGACTAAAACATATTTGTTGTATCATTTACGGCTACAGCCTTCAGAAGTGGAGGTTTTACCGTACTACGAATATGAGTATATCGTACAGAACTTGATAGATATACTAAAAGAGAAGAAAGAAGCGGAAGAGGGTGCTCAGGATATGGATAAACAAAATTCTGAAGCGTCGAGAATGATGAAAAACGCAAAAAGTATGCTTCCTAGTGGTATGGGTAACATGGCCTCAGGAAAAATGCCAAGTATGCCATCAGTTTCTAATTTTCCAGGAATTCCCGCATCTCTGAAATTCTAGTATAAATAACTAAATGGCAGGAGCTCGACAAAACACAGGCCAAGAGGCAATAGTTAATCTTTCTAAGAAATTAGATGAAATGGTTAACGTTGTGGCTGAACAGTACGAACAACAAACATCTATTCTTAGCTCATTGGAAGTAACTATGAAAAGTGAAATACCCAATGAGCTAAAGAAGCAGACTTCGATACTTATGGCTATCGAAGCAAAAATTGGTGAGGCAAGTAAAACTCCATCCGTTGATACCGCTGGAATGAAGGACTATGCCGCAGCATTTGGTTCTATGGCTCAGGCTATACTTGATCTAATTGAAAAAGCTGACGAAAAAGCCGGAGATCAATTAGAAAAATTCTTTACTAAATTAGCTGATGGTATTAATCGATTAATTGAAAATGTAGATAAAGAAAAAGCAAAAGCTCTTGCTCAAGTTGTGGAAACAATAACAACAGGAGTAATCTTTTATGGTTTATTTTTAACATTAGCTATACCACTTTTGATTACAGCAAATATAGGGGCTTACTTATTTGGTTTATCCGTTAAATTGATGATATTAGGTGCTGGACAAGTATCTGAAGAATCGATTGCTGCCCTTTATTTAGCATCACAAATGGGTCTTGGTGTACTTTGGTTTGGATTGGTTATGACCCTTTATGTTCCGTTAGCTATTCCTGCATTTTTAGGTGCTCTAGCTTTTGCATATACTGTTAGATTAATGATAAAAGCTGTAGGCGATCCAGGTGATTATGAACCAAAATTTGAGGCAATGAGGGCCGCTATTGGTTTAGCTTGGGGAATGTTAGTTTTTGGATTCTTTTCTTCTCTTTATGCAGTATTTGCTATACCGGCCTTTGTTGGAGCAATGGCTTTTGCTTTTACTGTTAGATTAATGTTAAAAGCAGTTGGTCAACCGTCTACTGATAGCATTGAACAAATGAAAGCTGTTATTGGTTTAGGTTGGGGAATGTTAGTATTTGGAGTAGTAGCTGCATTATACACGATTGTTGCTGTACCAGCAATGTTAGGTGCTGGATTGTTTGGGTTAACTATTAGATTATTACTAAAAGCTGCAGGAACAGCAAAAGAAGGACAAAGAGAAGCAATTGAAGCTGTTTCAGGTTTAGGTTGGGGAGTTCTTTGGTTTGGACTTGCTATGGCATTCTATACAATTATAGGAATACCTGCAATGTTAGGTGCAGTAATGTTTGGTTTAACAATCAGATTACTTTTATGGGTTGCCGGTGCTGCTGAAAAAGAGCAAGCTGATGCAATAGCTGCTATATCATCTTTATGGAAAGGTGTTTTACTTTTTGGTTTGGCAATGGGTCTTTGGTTAATAATTGGTATACCTGCAATGATAGGTGCTGTTTTCTTTGGAATAACTGCATATATAACAATGTTAGTTCTTAAGGAATACGGTAAACATGAAGAAGTTGATAAAGGTATAAAAGGTTTATTTTGGGCTGCTGGAGCTGTTGCTCTATTTGGGTTAGTATTTGTTTTATTCAATAAATTTGTTACATTTGAGGCTGTTCTATTTACTATAGGAACGATGGCATTGACTGCTCTTGTTTTCTTTTTAATAGGTAAAGGTGAAAAAGAAATTAAAGAAGGAGGTCAAGCACTTCTTTGGGCTGCTGGAGCTGTTGCTGCTATGGGAATAGCAATGATAGTTTGGATGAAAGCTGAAACCACATGGGAAGCTATAGGAATGTTAGGAGCTACAATTGTAGGAATGGGACTTATCGCCACAGTTGCTGGTAAATTTGCTAAAGATATTGAAAAAGGTGCTATAGCTTTATTATTTACTTCTGCTCCAGTTATTGCTATGGCAACAGGAATGGCTATATGGATGGCCGCTGGAGTAACATGGGAAGGTATAGCATTGTTAGGAGCTACAATAATTGCAATGGGAGCTATAGGAGCTGTTGCTGGTATTGGTCCAGTACCTGGATTTATTGTTGCTGGATCTTTAGCTTTAACCGCTGCAGCTTTACCAGTAGGAGCAATGAGTTTAGCAATGATGGCTTGGATGGCTGCTGGAGTTAAAATGCCGGATGTTGGAGTATTAGGAGCAACCATTGCAATGATTGGTGTTGAAATGGGTATATTTGGTCTTGCATCTCCTTTTATAGTTGCGGGATCAGCTGCAATGACAATTGCTGCAGTACCTTTAGTTGCAATAACAGGAGCTGTGGCAGTATTCAAAGCTTCTGGATTTAAGCAATCAGATGCTGATACATTAGAATATACATTAAATTCAATAGTTGCAGGTTTCTTAGGCGGAAGAATGCCAGGAGGTATTTTAGATATGTTAGAATTTGCTGCTTCAGCAGCTGCAAGAGCAGCTTTACTTTTTGTAAGTGTTCCTGCATTCTTATTTGCTGGAGTTGCATTAATTCCATTAGCAACATCATTATTGATATTCAAGAAAGCAGATTTCAAGACAACAGATGCTGATAATCTTGAATATGCTTTGGGTGCTGTTGTTAGAGCTTTCGGTATAGTTACTGATTACGAAAGACAAAAGAAAATGGGATTCTATGTAAATCCATGGGATCTTGCATTAGGTATTGAAGCTCTCTCTGGTGCTGGTAGAGTTCTTGCCGGATTGGCAGAAGGTGTTCAAGCATGGGCAAATCTAGAAGTTAATGAATGGGAGGTAATAAATCCAGGAACAAAAGATGCCAAATTAGTTATTTCCAATAGAAGAAAACTAAACAAATCTGATTTTGAGGATGCTGCCTATGGTATGGGACAAGTAATTTCAGCCATAGCTGCACCATTCGCTAAAGTAGGTAGATTAGAAAAAGGACCTTCTTCTGGAGATCCCTTCTATGATGCTATATTTGGAGGAGGTTTTGTTTCCGCTGGTATCTCTGCTCTTAAGAGATCTGGTGATACTTTAGTTTCCTTAGCTGAAGGAGTTCAAGCTTTTGCTAATTTAGAAATCACAAGTTATGTTGTTGCTAATCCTGGAACAAAAGATGCAGTTTTGGTTCCTTCCGAAAAAAGGAGAATGACTGATGATGAAATTAAAGCTGCCGGAGATAACATAGCTAAAATAATTACCGTTGTTGCTGGTGCTTTTGCTCAAATTGGATATTGGGAAAAGAATTCAGAAGGGATATTCTCTGGAGGATATGTTACTAAAGGGGTTCAAGCTTTAGCCGGAGTTGGAGATATACTAACATCGGTAACTGATGGTGTAATAAAAATGGCATATAATGAAATTCCTCAATTCACATTAATCGATGGAGGAACTAAGGATGCCAAACTTGTGCCAGCAGAACCTTTGAGAATTACTGATTCTATGTTAGTCGATGCTGCTTACAATATAGGAGAAATTTTAGGAGTTGTAGCAGGATCTATTGCAGAAATTGGTAGAATGCAAGAGGAATCTGATGGATGGTTCTCTGATGGATATGTTGAAGCCGGTGTTAAAGCTTTGGGTAATGTTGGAGATGTTGTTGCAAAAATTGCTGATGCGGTTATTAAATTTGCAACTGGAGAAATACCACAATTCACATTAATAAATGGAGGAACGAAAGATGCTAAATTAGTTCCAGCTCAACCTTTGAAATTGTCGAGTACAATGCTTAAAGATGCTGCTCATAACATTGGAGAGATCTTAATGATTATGGGTAAGGAAGTTGCTAAGTATGGTACATGGGTTGAAGAAACATCAAATTATGGAGTTAATGCAGCTGAATCAATCGATAACGTAGTAAAAGTAATTACTACTGCAGCAAAAGGAATTACAGAATGGATGAAGGTTCAAAAACCTGAAGAAGCTGCTGATTCTATAAAACTTTTCTTTACTAAAATAACCGATATATTTGATCCAAAAAAAGATCCTCAATTAGCAGAAAAATCCAAATATTTCCAATTATTTGCCGAAAATGTTAAAGCTCTTGGAGCTAATTCTAGTCAAATTGCTAAAGTTGCAGATAATATGGATTCTATACAAAAATCAATGAAGCTATTCCAAACTCACGTAAATGGACTTGATTTGAAGAAACTTACATTGACTGATTCTATGTTTAATGCTATCGCCGCTATAGCAAAAAATCCTGATGCAATTGCTGCTTCAATTTCAAAATCGATGAATAAATCCTTTGAAGCTCTCATAAAAGCATTAAAGGAACTTGCTGCAGCAAATACACCTGCCGGAGGTGGAGGTGGAGGTGGAGGTGGTGGAACATCAACATTGGATAAAGCAGTTAATTGGGCAACTGGGAAAGATGATAAATCAAAAGATCAATCAAAAACTCAAAACAAGTCACAACCACCTGCTGGAGTTATGCAAGTATTTGTTACGAATATAAAAGACTTACGTTAAAACTAATCATATGACAAAAAGAAAAGGAAAAATTAATACTCAAGAAGCCTACGATGAGTATTTAGAAAATGAAGCTGTTAATCGAGAATTTGGTTCTTACAAAACAGTCAAATTAACAGAAAAACAATATGAACTTTTCAAGGGTCTAAAAAATAGTAGAATTTCCACTATAACCGGACCTCCAGGAACTTCAAAAACTTTTACTGCATGTTGGGCAGCTGTTAAAGCTCTTCAAAAAGGAGAAGTAAAAAGAATAATTCTTGTCAAACCTCTAGAAACTTCGGGAGAAGATCTTGGATTTCTACCAGGAACAGAAAAGGATAAAGTTCAACCTTTTATGGAATCATTTATAGACAATTTGGTTGAAATGGTTGAAGGTAAAACGTTAAAAATGTTTATAGACAATGGAACAATTAAATTTGAACCTATTGCTTATATGAGAGGAAGAACATTCAAAGATTCATTTATTATTTGTGATGAAATGCAAAATGCTGATATAAAACAGCTAATGACGACTATTACTCGTTTCGGTCAAGGATCTAAGATTGCCATAATTGGTGATACAAGACAAAATGACATTAATGAAAAATATGTTGCTCTTGAATTCTTCATCAAAGAAATTTTAGGTGAAGATGAACAAATGTTCCATTTCCGATTTGAACGTGAAGATATTGTTAGAGATCCTCTATTGATTAAGATTATAGATAATTACGAAAAGGCCCTTTCAGAAGGTAAAATACCAAATACTAAGAGACGTAATTAGCATATAATAAATATGAAAGTATTCATTACAAGCGACACATTTTTTGGCCGTAAACTTAATGCGGTTTCTAATGGATTTGAAACATTAGAGGAAATGGAAGATCAAATTATAGAAAATTGGAATGGGAAAGTAAAACCAAATGATGTTGTTTATCATCTTGGCAATTTTGGTTGGGATCCTATCTCAACCGAATCTTCCATAATTCATCTCAATGGAACAATTTTCTTTGTTGGTGGTGAATATGATAAACATCTCTCGGAAAACTCTCTCATCAAAGTAGGTAAACATCACCTACTTCCCGTCATTGCCGAAATTCCTAAACTTAACCTTGTCCTTTCTCATTGGGCACTTGAAAATTGGTTAGGTAAATCTGAAGGAACTATACATCTACACGGTGGTGAAAAATCCCAAACTAAAATTGATAAACGTTTTTGTGTTAATGTGAAAAATTGGAATTGGTCTCCTGTTGAATATGATTTCATCAAGGAAATAGTTGATGGTGTTAATTAAATTGTTAATAAGTTTTTGATTAAAAATTTTCCACTTTGGAGAATTATGATTATATTTACTATATAATTAATTAATCAATAATGTATAAACACGACGAAAACACTATCGATCCAAGAGATACAAATCTCGTAACTTATTCACCCGAATCAAAACGATTTATCGTTGAAGCTTCTTCATTGAAAGCAAATGGTATTGAACCGATATCACATCTTTACACCATCGGTGGAACCAAATTTGTAGTTCATCTTTGGTCAGAAAAATTCCAAACTTATATTTGTTATCGATTCAAAGAACAAAAATGGTTTAGAGGTGAACTTATCGCTGATATATTCACACCATACTTTGGAATTCTAACCGGTGGTAACGATTCAAAAGCTCATACTGCTTCCTTTGGTACAGAACTTCATATACTTAACGACTAAAAATAAAACCATGAAAAAATCAACAAAAACTCTAATCAAAGACGCAAAAATTCTTAATGCACAAAAATTTATGGACAAATATGGAGATGATCCAGAATTTGTTTTACTTGATGCAGATAATCTTATGAACGTAAATGAAGGATTTCTAAATATCGACTATGATGGAATCAGTATTTTGTTTTGTGATGGTCAACTAGATTCGATTTCTGATTGTTAATAACTTTTAACATTTTTTAACAGTCTAGATTTTTTTCTTTGGAGAATTATGATTATATTTACTATATAATTAATTAAACAATACTAAAATGACAAAATCAGTTCAACAAAAGCAAATTCAAAAAGTCCACAATGTTTCTATGCAATGTATAACTCACCTTGTAAAAAACAAAGGGGTTTCCGTAAAAGAAGCTGAAGATATGATAATCGAAATTTTGAAAGAATCTGCTTCTTACATACAAAACGGTAATGTTGATTTTGTAATTGCAACATTGAAAATGACTTTCCTCGATCAATCAGTTGAACAAGCTTCTAAAGATATTCTTAAATCACTTCTTAAATAATCAACAATGACTCATACAGAATTCAAACTCATCGTAAAAACCCCAATCCTAGAATCTGCCGGTTATTCAACAAAAGCAATACATTACAAAATTGGTGATTCTATCACAGTTGATGAACAAACATTTATCAATCTTCAATCCGGACAAACAATCGAACGATTTACTCGAGAGGGAATCATTCAATTCGACAAATACAACTTCGAAAATGAAGTTAATTATACTCAAGTTACAATAGAATACGGAACAAAAAAATTTGGTCAACGTAAAAACAAATAATATGCCTCAAATTTTCAAAGTCGGTGGATGCGTAAGGGATTCAATACTTGGTATCGATTCCAAAGACATCGACTTCACATTTGTACTCGATAATCTAGATAGAACGGTAGAAGAAGGTTTCGAAATAATGACCAAATGGTTAGAACATAAAGAATTCACTATATTTCTTTCCACTCCTGCAATGTTTACAATCAGAGCAAAATTTCCTAAAGGAGATCCAAACGAAGGTCTTGTAGCTGACTTTGTTCTTGCAAGAAAAGAAGTTGGTTACAAACCAGGTACAAGACAACCTATACTTGAACTTGGAACTCTCGAAGATGATTTGATTAGAAGGGATTTCACACTCAATGCTCTAGCGGTTGATTATGATGGTAATCTAATTGACTTATTCGATGGACAATCCGATCTCAAGAAAGGAATTCTTAGAACTCCACTCGATCCTAAAATCACAATGATGGACGATCCATTGAGAATACTTAGAGCATTGAGATTTTCAATAACTAAAGGTTTTGAAATTGATCAATCTATATTCGATGCAATGTCCCAACCTGAAATACTACAAAAACTGAAAACAACAGTTTCTGTTGAAAGAATTAGGGATGAGGTTTTCAAAATGATGAAACATGATACTATAGCTTCTATCAAATTGCTTACTCATGTTGATACACATTTGATACCAGGTTTCTTTGAATTGGTGTTCTCGAAAGGTTTATGGTTAAAACCTACATTTGAATTGTAAAACTTAAAAACAAATATATGACAACAATCATCTCAAGTCCTTTGAGTAAGGCAAAAGAAGTAGAAATCGTTTATGAACGTATTTTACAATGTGAATCTATTGATGAAATGGGCTATGCCAGCAAGTTAGTAGATTTGTTACAAGAATCTCAACCTGAAGAAAAGGAAATCATTCAAGATATGAGAGACCTTGTATGTGATTTAACTTTTCGATTTTATTTTGAACGATATCCAATATCCAAGAATTAATAAAAATGTTAATAACTTTTTGATCAAGAATTGTCAAATCTGAAAACTTTTTATTATTTTTACTATATAATTAAAAACCATATAAATCAATGAAGAACCTAATTCTATTCCGAGGTCTTCCTGGTTCAGGAAAATCCTCATTAGCTGAAACACTTTGTGAAGAAGTTTGGTCAGCTGACATGTATTTTGAAAAGCATGGTGAATACTTTTTTGATGCAACTCTTTTGAAAGATGCACATCAATGGTGTCAATCTCATGTAGAAAAATCAATGTTTGATGAAGTTTCCAAGATTGGTGTAGCAAACACCTTTACACAAGAATGGGAAATGAAACCTTACTTTGATTTAGCCAAAAAATACGGCTATAGAATTTCAACAATTATCGTTGAAAATCGTCATGGTTCAGAAAATGTCCATGGGGTTCCAGTTGATAAAATAGAATTGATGGAAGACCGATTTGAAATTAAACTATACTAAAAATGAAAGCAACATTAAAATTTGACTTAGATGATATCGATGATAGAATGGCACACTTACGTTGTGTTAAATCTACAGATATGGCAATTGTTTTATGGCAAATTGTAACGAACCTTGAAAAGAAAGTTCAACACGAAGTAGAAAGTTTTGAAGCCGATTCAGATCCCTCGGATGGTGTATATGCAGCATTCAGGAATATCCGAGAATTGCTAGATGAACATGGAATTAATGTAGATGACCTCATAATGTAAAAATTGTTAATAACTTTTTACCACAAGTATTTACAATTTGAAGAATTATGATTATATTTACTATATAAATTAAAAACCAATATATACGTATGAAAAAAACAAAGCAAGAATCACTAAAAGACTTGGGAATCCGTTTCAAAGAAACGAAATCAGAAAAAGCATTCAACGATTTATACAATCGTATTAGACCCGGATTATTCCATTATGTCAACAACATCCTAAAATCACCTGAAGAATCAGATCACGTCGTTTCAGCCGTTATGTCTACCGTATACGATAAAATCGATACATACGATACAAAATGGCATATCTCCACATGGATTTATCGAATAGCTTATACCGCTGCTTGCATGGAATTAAGATATCGTGGACAAAGAAAAACTACTCCACTTTCTTATTTCGAAAACAGCGAAAATAAAAATTGGACTTCCAAAATAGAATATGATGCCATAGAAAATTTTGCAGATCATTTAGTAGTTCAAGAAGAACAAAACGAACACAATGCAGAAATGCAAAAAGTTCGTAGAGTAATTTCTAAACTACCTGCAGAATACCGAGATGTCATTCATGAAAAATTCTATAACGAACTTTCTTACGAAGATATTCACAAGAAATTGGATATTCCGATTCATACAGTAAAAAATAGAGTAGCTCGTGGAAAACGAATCTTCAAAGAAATTTATGAAAAGGAATCTTAAAAATGTTATCGTAACCGGTGGTGCTGGGTTTATTGGTTCTCACGTCGTAAAGACTCTTAATCGAGTCTTACCGGAAACGAATGTTTATATAGTTGATTGTTTAACTTATGCCGGCAGCATGGAAAATGTTGCCGGTACTGAGTCTCATTTATTCTATATGGATATTCGAGATAGAGATGTTCTAGAAAATCTTGAAGAATATGATATTGATGCTATTATTCATTTGGCTGCAGAATCTCATGTAGATAGATCAATAGAAGATCCTCTAGTTTTTGTTGAAACCAATGTTATAGGAACTGTTAATTTACTTGATCTAGGTCTCAAATATAAAAAGAAAAATCCAGACTTTATATTCTATCACATTTCAACCGACGAGGTATTTGGAACTTTAGGATTTGGTGATAAACCTTTTAATGAGGAAACTCCTTACGATCCACATTCACCTTATTCAGCAAGTAAAGCTTCATCCGATCATTTTGTTCGTGCTTATGCAGATACTTATGGATTGAATACATTGATTTCAAATTGTTCGAATAACTACGGACCTAATCAATATCCAGAAAAGCTAATTCCAGTTGTAATCAAATCTCTAATAGAAAGAAAACCTATTCCTATTTACGGTAAAGGTGAAAATATCAGGGATTGGTTATATGTTGAAGATCATGCTGAAGCTATTGTAGAAATCTTACAAAAAGGTCGTTTTGGTGAAACTTATTGTATCGGTGGCGATTGTGAACTTTCAAATCTAGACCTTGTAAAAAGGATCATTCTAAAATTTGATGAAATAGAAAAAACTTATTCAACAGATTTGATTAGTTTTGTTACTGATCGTCCTGGACATGATTTAAGATATGCAATAGATCATTCTAAATTAACTAAGGAAATTGGATGGAAACCTCGATATTCATTGAATTATGGGTTAACCTCGACAGTTGAATGGTATATTAGGTATTTCAAGGAATGAATATATAGTAAAAAAAGTTCATATAAATTATGAAGGAAAAACTAAATAGCTTCAAGAAATTCAATTCGGTGAAAGAAAAACTTAAAGAGGAAAAAGCAAATGTTAAGTCACATAAAAAACTCGTTTCTTTAACTGAAGATTTTCATGATGCTCAATTAAAGCTACAATCTTTACAGAAGCAATATATCACAACAGAAAAACAAAACAAAAGTGAAAGAGAAAGGCTTAAAGCAGAAATTATCGAACAAACTCGAATCGTTAAAGAAAAGGGTAAAGCGTTCAATAGAGCTTTGGGTGAACAGGAAATTATTGACCTTGAAATCTAGCAAAATGAAATTATACAATTTTTGGTCTTGGCCAGCACAACTTATATCCGATATTCGTGAATGGAATATCGTTAGAAAAGCTCTAAAAGAAGTTGCTGTACAAGAAAAATTCAAAACGTTCAAATATGAATTAAGGATCGATAATCTTAGTCGAGTTTATACAGTAATAAACATTCCAGAAGAACTTTGGGAATATGATAAACGTAATATGGTTTGGCCTTGGATGCTTGAACAATTACGAGAATTAGATGAAATGTTAATGACTGTTCAATTAAACGACCTCCTTTATCCTGAAGTAGATAAAATAGCTGATGCACCAGCTTATTTAGTTATTCTAAAATCATCTAGAGAATCCATATCTTTTTGGAAATTCTTAAGATGGTTATTCAATTGTGTATTCGTAACATTTTCTTTAATAATCATTAATGCATTGATTGCCAAAATTTTTGGACAGTCAATTATTCAATTTTTCATATCCTTATTTTGAAAACAATAACAGGTAACAACGGTGGAAGATACTATGTTGTAAACGAACAAACAGGTCTTGCACTACCATCGGTGACTACAATTCTTGGTCACACATCAGATAAATCCGGTTTAGAAGCTTGGGTAAAACGAGTCGGTCAAGCAGAAGCTGATAGAATATCACAATTTGCTGCAAATCGAGGAACATATATGCATTCACTCCATGAACACTATTTGAATGCAAAATTCATTGAAGATTTACAAAATCCTCTACAAATTGCATTTCAACGAGCAAGGGAAGATTGTTCTTCTCTTTCCCTGGAAGAAATTGAATGCGGTAAAGATTTATTCTTACAATTCCATCACAATTCTGATTTTTATGAGGATATAGGTGAAGTAATTTTTCAAGAAGTTCCCGTTTGGTCATTAAAAGGTGGTGGATATGCAGGTAGATTAGATTTGGGTATACGTTCAAAATCCGGAATTCCAAAAATTATAGATTTCAAAACGAGCAGAAAACCAAAAAAACGAGAATGGATTGAAGGTTATTTCAAACAAGTTTCTGCTTATTCAGTAGGTATGTTTGAACAATATGGAATCTTTCCTGAACAATGTGAAATTTGGATCAGTTGTGAATCAGGAGAAGTTCAAAAATTTATTCTTACTCAAGAAGAAATCAAAACCTGGTTCAAAGAATTTCATAAAAATGTAGTACAATATCATAAACAATTTACTCAAGTTTAATGAAATACACTATTGGTTATATTGATCATAATAAAGAAGTTTTTAATAGACTTTTAGGTCCAAGTATTAAATCGCTAAAAGGTGAATTTTCTGTAATAAGTGTTGAATCAGATAAATTTCCTGCAGAAAATTACAATCGATTAGTTAGTATGGCTAAAACTCCATACATAATTTTAACACATCAGGATGTAACATTCTCTTCAGATTTATTAGAAAGGATCGATTTAACCATCGATGCATTAGATGGTGAATTTGGTGCATTAGGAATGGTAGGTGTTGATAAATTAGGAAATTACCATTGGTCAGAACTAGATAGAATATATGAATTAGACACAGCAGATTGCTGTTTCTTAGTTATTAGAACTGATAATGATATTAAATTTGACACAGAAAAGTTCGGTGATTATCACCTTTATGTCGAAGATTATTGTGCTCAATTGAATAGAATAAAAAAGAAATCAATATACACAATATCAACTATCTCTAGAGAATCAGATCCTAATTTTTTTCTAACTGAATCAGAAGGAACTTTTCTTAATCATCATTCTTGTACAGTATCAACTCGAGGTTTTTGTTGGGGAAGATACCCAGAATTTCGTAAAAAGTTAAATGAAAAATGGCCAAATATAAAAACAACATAACATATGGAAAATTACATACCGGAAAAAAGGGAAACTCCCGAATTAATGAGATCTATGCCTACTGCATGGGGAGATATTCCGACAATCTTAAAAGACATAATTGAAAGATTTGAAGTTGGAAACAAAAAATGTATAGAGTTTGGAGTTGAATTCGGATATTCAACATCTGCTTTAGCTAATTATTTCGAAGAAGTAATAGGCATTGATACATTCGAAGGAGATGTACATGCTGGGATAAGAACAAATCATTTTCAGATGACATCAGAAAATCTTTCATCATTCCCTAATATAAAATTAGTAGAATCAACATACCAAGATTATTGCAAAGAGGATTCAAAAGAAAGATTTGATTTTGCACACGTCGATATTGTACACACATATGAAGATACTTTTTCTTGTGGAGATTGGTGTGTTGCTCGATCTAAAGTTACGATATTCCATGATACCGAATCATATCCAGAAGTAAAAAGAGCTGTTACAGATTTAGCAAAGAAACATAATGCTAAATGTTACAATTATTTAGGATCATATGGACTCGGAATAATAGTTAAATAAAATGAAACATATAGACGTTGTAATAATCAGTTGGGCAAAAGATGATGCTCTTCTTCAAGTAACAAAAGATGGATTGAATACACTTTTTGATTCAGAAGGGGATATAGCTTTTCATGCTTATATTGTTGAATCAAACAAAGATATTCGATATGAAGATATGGAAGAATATCAAAAAAAATGGATTCATTCAGTCCAAACAATTCATACAGATCTACCTTTTGGATATCATCGATACTTGAATTTAGGTAGACGTGCAGGAAATTCACCTTATGTTGTTCTTTGTAATTCAGATTTAACATACGAAAAAGGATGGGCAACAGAAATCTTAAAAGCAATGGAACATGATCCTGAATATCTTTCTGCTTCTCCTTGGTGTCCACAAACTCAAAAAGAGAATACACCATATAAAGATCATATATTCGAAGGGTATCGTGTTCGTGGAGAATTGGCTGGTTGGTGTATATTTCAACAACGTAAAATCTATGAAAAGATCGGTGAATTAGATGAACAATTTGAATTTTGGTATTGTGATAACGATTATTCTATACAATTAGAAACTAATAAAATAAAGCATTGTTTAGTTGCAAATTCGGTTGTTAATCACCATGATGGAAATTTAGGAAAAACAGGTTTAACTCTTTCTGATAGTGAACAATACAAAATAACTCAAGCTCAAGCAAATGTATTTGCTGCAAAATATAGATTGAACCTCAAATAAAAAATTTCATATAATTAAAAAACAAAAACAAAATGGCAAAAATGAAAGTAGTAAAAGCTCAAGATGTAGCTGAAGTGGAACAAACTCCACAAAACGAAGGTCCTCAAGTAGATCCTAAAAAAATTGAAGAACTTCGTGAAAAATTCGACGTATTGAATGCCGAATTAAACGAAAAACAATATCCAATTTTATTGGATTCCGAATTAACCGAAGTTTTAATGACAAAACTTTATCCCGAATTCTTATGGAAAG